GACTTACCGGACTGCCGCATCACCGTTACTACGACCTCGCGGTACGCCGGCAAGCCCGTCGACGGGTCGATCTCCAGAGCTACGTCCGCGACCTGCTGCTGCCACGGCATGAACGGGTGCGCCATCATCTTGGCCGTCCGGCCGAGACGATGACCCAGCGTCTCCCGCTCAGGACGGCGGGGAGTCGCCCACCTCGGAGGAGCCTCGGATCTCCGCGAGGGCCGCAGCAAGGTCGCTGTCTGCGTCATCGTTGGCCCCCAACAGTCCGTCGAGGGCGCTCAGGTACCGGCCCCACAGCGCCGCGTTCTGCGGATCGAAGTCCAAGGCGCTCGCCATCGACCGCAACGCCTGCACGACCGCCGAATCCACCTGCTCGAGCCTTCCGAGCTGATCCAGAGCGGACAGGGTCTCGTTCAAGGCGACCAGGTTCAAACCCGCCATGATCGGCCCCAAAAGTCTGAATCGGAGAGAGATTTGTGGTGGCCAAGGGTCATTTCTTGTCGCACTCTAAAAAACGGCCAAGGTCATCTTCTTGCTCGAGTTGCACGATCGGCACAGCACGGCGAGTGGTCCGTCTTCGTCTCCGCCTGCACCGACGGCGACCATGTGATCAGCGGTGAGGTCATGGCTTGGGTGCGCTGGCCGCCGCCAGCCTGGGCACAGGTCGCCGTGTTCTGCTCGCCATTGGGCTACGACTTGGGCCCGGCGTCGGAGCATGGCGGCGGTGTAGGGGCGGCGTCTGCGCTTGGCCTGCTGCTGCTGGCGTTGGTGTGCGGGGCAGCGGGTGTTGGGGGTCAGGGCACCGCAGTCGAGGCAGGGCCGGTTGGCCATGGGTCAGAACGCTGGTAGCACACCGAAGGTGAACACGGCGAGGGCGAGCCCTGCCCAGCCGAGGGCTACCCGGGTGGCAACGCCGAGGGCGGCGAGTACGAGCAGCACGACGGCGATGAGGTACAGCACGACCTCGACGGTGATGGTCATGGTTGCCTCACTTGCAGCCGGGCTCTTCGGTGGTCTGCCCGGGTGGGTGGCACTTGGCGCCAGCGTCGTGAGGCTGGTTGTTGCCCTGGCCGTTGCCTGCGCCTGGCCCGAAGGACGGATCGGCGGTGGCGACGGCTGCGGTGCTGATGGCGAAGGCTGCGGCGAGGGTGAGGGTGGCGAGGGTGCGGCGCATGACTGGCTCCTGACATATGAGAACCCCACCGACGGCTTGCGTCGATGGGGCGAGGTTCACCAATCAACCCGAACGGTACGGCCACTATGGCTGTCTAGGCAAACGTCCGCCCTGGCCGCGCGTGTCGCGCAGCTCGGCAACTTCCTCGAGGTCGACGATCAGCCAGTCGTTTCGCCCTGCCCAGGACCGCAGTCGACCCTGGCTGACCCACCGGCGCAGCGTGCGTACGGGCACGTCGGTGAAGTAGGCGGCGTCGCGGACGGTGGACTTCCAGGTCATGCGGTTTGCTCGATCCGGTCGAGGATGCGGCGGCCTGCTCGCAGCCACTGGAACGTTAGCCACGCTGCCCCGCAGGCCTCGCATTGCATCCGTGCCGGACGGTCTTCGGTGGAGGGGATGAACGCTCGCACTTCACCGGGGCACTGGACTCCCTGCTCGTCGAGCTCGGGGCACGGCCCGACAGCGAAGGCGGTCCGATTGGCGGGCTTGTCCGTGACCCGCTTGCACAGCCCTACAGCGAACCGGATTTCGTCGACGGCTTCCTCGGCGGCGGGGTGGTCAAGCAGTCGGGACAGTCGCCTGTACAGCCACAGAGCCATGCCGTGAAGGGAATCGACGGGCCAGTATTCGGCTCCGTCGTGGAGATCCCGAATCCAACCAACCAGGGTCGAACGTAGAACGTCACCGGCCTCGGACGCTCGAGGATCGAACGGTAATGGCCTTTCGAACGCTCGGCTGCCATTGGTGTGTCCTCCGATGCGGGCTTGCCGGGACAGGGTGACGGACAGGTCGTCGAGCAGGGCGGGCATCTCGGCGAGGTCGCGTTCGAGGTTGCCGGCGCACACCCCGCAGATGCGGCGTTCGTGGGCTTGCAGCCCGCAGCCGTCGACGGCGCAGGGGTACTCGGCGTTGCCGCGGGTGGTCACGGCATGATCCAGGCCACGAATGCGTACAGGAGGCTCAGGGCGACCATCAGCGCCGCCGACAGGGCCAGCACGAGGACGGCTTCGAGCCAGACATCGCTCACGGCGTGGTCTCCTCCGGTCGGCTCGCTGCCTTGGCGGCGGCTACGGCCTGGTCGCGCATGGTGCGGGCGTGGTCGGGGTCAGCGCGTCGGGCGCAGTGCTCGGTCACGGCTGCCGTCCGTCTCGTGGGTCGACAACCCAGGGCCACGGTTCACCCCAGGTCAGCCGTGTCGGCCAATCTCGTTCGTCCCGAGCGCCGCGCCACTGCTTGACCTCGACGACACGGCATGGCTGGCCGGGCGCCGGATCCTCTGCTGGCGTGATGCCGAGACCGAACTCAGGCCAGCGCAGAAGCAGCGAGCTGCCGATCGGCCGCACCGAGCGCGTCCTGCCCGATTCACCATGACCGGCGTGTGCCTCGATGACGAGCGCGCAGTCGACCTTTGTCCGGGCCATGTCCAAAGCCTCGACGGTGCGACGGGCGGCGAGCTCCTCGTTCATGTCCGTGGCGTGCAGACGGTAGAACGGGCCGATGATGAGCAGGTCGGGTCGGTGTGCGGTGACCCGCTCAAGCAGCCAGGCGGCCCAGTCGTCGCGGGTGAGATCGATGCCGGTGGGCTTGTGAATGAGTCGCAGCCCGCCCTCTGGCACATCCCGATCGGCGTCCACCGTTGCATGAGCAAGGGGGCGGAACTTGCGCCTCGCCTGACGCTCGCCGTTCTCACAATCGATCAGCAGGACCTTCATCGGGTCGATGTGCCGAGCGGAGAACGGGTTCAGTCCGGCCGCCACCATGACGGCCAGTTGGCGGGTGAACATGGACTTTCCGAGGCCCTCGAAGCCGGTCCAGATGAGCCGGTCACCACGCTCAAGCAGGTTCGGGACTACCCAGTCATAGGGCGGGTCGACGGCGCCGATGAACTCCCACAGATCCGGAGCCAGGTCAACCTCGGGGGGCTGGGTGCTACTGGCGGTCTCGACAAGCTGGTCGATGGTACGACCTGCCGCAAGGTGATCGCTGACGTCCTTGCCCTCGCGCGCCTCGACGATCCGCCAGCCAGCGACGATACCCTCGAGCGCGGCCACGACTTGCCGACTGTGTGCTTGCCCAGCGTCGTCCCGGTCGGCAATGAGCACGACATCAGCGTCCCTCAGATGCTCGCTGTAATCGGTTCGCCATTTGCCGGCGCCGCCGGGGTTGCAGGTGGCGACCAGGCCGAGACGCTCGAGCGTATGGACGTCTTTCTCGCCTTCGACGATGTAGACGATCTGGCCGTTGCTGACGGCGTCGATGATCTTAGGCAGTCGGTAGAGCACGCGGCGGACATCACCGAGTCGCCATGTCCAGCCAGTCTTGCTGAGCGGGTCAGGTCGGCGTTGCGGGAACTGCTTGTCGGCGGTGCGGCAAACCTGGAATAGCAGTGCGTTGTGTTCGTCGACGTACTCGTAGACGGCGACGGCTTCGCCGCGTGGGGTCCACTCGCCCTGTGGCTGCTCCTCGCGCGGCGCGCACAGTTCGGCCCATGTGAGTCCCATGGCGTCGAGCACAGTGTCGCGGTCGCAGCCGGCGTGGCAGTTGAGCACGACCGGGTGCTCTTTGCCGGGCCCGACCGACAAGCTGGCGCGCCGGTCCTCGTGAGCGGGGCAGCGAGCCTCGAACCCACCTCCGGCTTTACGTACCCCATCGAGGCGTGGGAGCACGAGCTCGCGTAGGACGTCCATCAGTTGTCCCACCAGGCGCCGGTGACTGCCGGCTGGTAGTCGACGTCGTCCTCCCAGCGGCCTTGGCTGAGCCAAGTGCGTGGGTGAGCGATGAACTTGGGGTCGGTGTTGGCGACGGATGCGGCGTAGAGCGACATGGTGGCGAGCAGCTGGTCTGGGTCAGTCTCCTTGATCGCCTTATCCCACTCGCGTCGTGCGGCCTTCTTCCCGATCTTGCGCGGGACGGCGTCCCAGAACTTGTCGAACAGTCCATCGGCGTCAGCCGATGAGCGTGTTCTTTCTTCTCCCCTTCTCCCCTTCTCCCCTTCTCCAATAGGTTGTTCATCGCGAGGGCTCGCTGAGGGCTCGTCGAGGGTTCCACGAGTGTTCGTGTTCACTTTTGCGTTTGCGCTGGTGGGGAGAGGGTAGCGTCCCCGGCTCTTGTGGTCGATCTTCTGATGCTTGCTGAAATTGCACACATGAATGAACTTTCGAGCTTGTTCGTTGATATTCACTGTGAACCTAGTGATCAAACCCCGATGAACAAGCCGTTCGAGGGCTCCATGAACCCTCGCCGAGGCCTCGCGAGGCTTCGCATCGAGGGGGAACAAATCGGCAACAATCAGGCGCTCGTCGTCGCGGCCAACACCGTTGTCATCGACGTAGGACCAGAGGCCGATGAAGACCAGCCGGTCTTCCCAGGACAACGCAGCGACGTCCTCGCTGGTCCAGAACTCCGGCCGGATGGAACGGATTCGCACTACTTGCCCCCCTTCCTTTTGACTCGAGTGAATGGGTATTCCCCGTCGTGATAGACAACGCCGCCAGGCGCGTCGTTCCAGAACTTGTTTGTCTGACCGGATGCCCTTAGGTGTCGGCGACAAGCCCAGAGACCACTGAGATCCATGAAGCCGTGGTGCTGGCAGTGAGGGCATCGAACAAGGACGATGCATTGATCGTCACGAGTGCCTTCCCACATCGCCCGCTCGCCTGGCCCCGGTGGTCGCAATATGACGACGAGTCCAGCGGACCATTCCCATGGGGTGGCTTCGTAGTCGAGTGCCTTCTGTAGATCGATCGGGCTCTTGATCCGCTCGTTGTGCGGACCCTTCACTTCGCACCAGACGCGCTGCGATGGCAGGTAGAAGTCGGGCAGGTAGGGCGTTCCGTCAGGCAGTTCGATGGCGACGGGCTCGTACTGCCAGTGCCATCCGAGTTGGTCGAAGGTGGCGGCCCAGTCGGCTTCCAACGTGGACCGGAACTGCGTCCCGCGATACCGCTTGGGAACGGCCTTGATGCCCGACACGGCGTGCGCGCGATTAGAATCGGCCACCAGCCGACCCCCTTCTCCTCTAAGGGCGGTTCGGTCAGAGGCCGTCTGGCGTGGGAGCGTCGGGCGGCCTCGTTGCTGCCGTCCATTGTCCCACATATGGCCTCTGACCTGCGACAATGCGGCCACCTCCCTTCCACTATGCGGACTCTTTCTTTACCCGCTGGTCGGCTTCTCGATCGGCTTCCTCGAGTTCTTTCCGTCGACGTTTGATGGTCCGGAGTGTGTCGTCGTGGATGGGTTCCTCCACGACGTAGACGACGGTGCGAGTGTCACGAGGCCGCGGGCCGAACCGTTCGACGAGGAGCGCCTTGAGCAGGTCCTCGCGGGTCATCTTTTTCTTCATCTGGCACCCGCCGATGCCGCAACCTGGCCTGTGGAGAACTCGGTGGACTGTCGCTGCCTGCCCCGTCGCCGCTGTACGTCCGCTCTCCAGTAGCAGCGGTCCGAGCAGTACTTCCGCCGCCCGGTGGCGGCCTTGTCGCAGCCCGGCCCGATGCACATGACGGGCCGCACACGGTTCTCCTTGACGCCCATGTCGATGCCGCCCCAGATGCCGTCGTGGATCTTCGGGCTGATGGCCTCGCGGGCAAAGGTGGCACAGGCGCCGTGGCCGCCGGTGTAGGGGCAGCGGGCGCAGATGGCGAGGGCTTTGGTGCGGTCTTCACTGCTATCGGAGAACCACAGCTGAGTGTTCTCGCCGGTGCAGGCGGCGCCGTCCCAGGAGGGCAGGTCGTCCCGGTTGGCTCTGATCGGCTTCTTGCGTTGTGGCCAGGCCGGGCCGGACGGGGTGAACGCGACGGGGTACAGGTAGTCGGTGCGGCGGCCTGGCATGGCGGTCATAGCGTCACCTCGTGGGAGCACTGGACGTTGTGGACCACGACGACGGTGTTCGCTTCCACGACCGGGATAACGGCGTCGATGACCTCTTCGCGGGTGAGCCAGGAGTGGTCGCTGGACGTGCTCTGCTGGTTCAGCGCCTCGATCAGGGCTCTACGGAGTTGGATGCGGCGGTCAGCGATGGCGGCGGTCATGGCTGCGCCTCGCGGATGTCGATGGTGACGCGGTGGGGTCCGTTGGGCCAGTCCCGCCACAGGTGCGGTCCGACGACGTGCCGGTCGTCGTCGGCGAGGATGGCGTTGCAGTCGGCGAGGGCGTCGACGAGGATCTTGGCGACCGGGTACAGGTTGCCGGTGTCGCGGACGATGTTGTTGGGGAACCGGAACCGGACGTCGATCTGGGCGCGGTCGTAGTTGGAGAAGGTGCCGACGGGTCCGAGGGCGGCGCGGAGGAGTGGCCGCCAGTAGCGGGTCGCGGCGGTGCGGGACCAGTGGCCCTTGCGGTTCTGCTCGTTGATGCTTAGGAGCATCTTCGGGTCGATGCCGTCGAGGACGATCCGCCGGGTCACGGCTGCTCACCGGCCGGCGTGAGGATGCCTTGCGCGAGGCGACGGGCGGCGATCTCGCAGTAACGCTCGTCCAGTTCCACGCCGACAGCACGACGGCCGAGGTTGCGGGCTGCGATCAGCGTCGCACCAGAACCGACGAACGGATCAGCGATGACACCGGCGGGGGTAAACTCGAGGATGGTCTCCATCAGGCCAACTGGCTTTGCGTGCGGATGTTGTCCGGGACGTAGGTAAGCGTTCTTGTTGCTGTTCGTGACGAGCACCGACGAACGACGCGCATCCTGTCGGGGCCAGCGTCCGATAAGGAAGATCAGTTCTGTGTCACGTCGGAATCCGGTCACGCTGCCCACGACGCCAGCATCGATCGGCTTCCGCCAGACCAGGACTTGCACGTTGGCCGGGAATGGTGCGGCCCACGTTCCGAAGACGACTCCCGGGCGGCGGGTGTGCCACATCGCGAGAGCCTCATCGCGCACCGTTGTGTCTTCGTCGTTGACGATGCCGTCATGCCCGAAGGAACTGCGGCGCTTGTTGACTCCGTAACGCCATGCGATGCCGTACGGCGGATCGGTGACCAGCACGTCGGCGTCCAGCCACGCGGTGATCTCGCGGCAGTCCCCATGCCACAGCGTCGCCGCGCCGTCGGCGTAGTAGGGCGTGCTCATCGGCGGCCTCGCCGTCTGGGTGGGCCTTCGGTGTGCAGCACCGTGGGGCCGTGGTCGGGTCGGGTGGGCCACGGCGCCGACGACAGCCGCGGCGTGTGGTTGGGGACGGCGGTGTCGTCGCCGCGTGGCAGGTCGTACGGCGTCGGCGTCACGTCGGTGTGGTCGCAGGTGTAGTGCCCGGTGGGGGTGGGCGCCATCGGCTGGCCGCAGCCGGGGCACAGCGGGCTGCTCTGCTGCCAGGTGTGCGCGGGGGCGGTCACGGCTGCGCTCCAATCCGGGCGGCGGCGGCCCGCTCTGTGAGCGCCTTGTCGACCCACCACAGCAGCGGCTGGGCGGGCAAGGCGAGGGCTTCGGCGACGTGAACTTCCAGGGTCGCCCCACGTGAGTCTTGCCAGTTCTCCAACAGGGCCAGGCCGTCCGCGTCGAGCACCATCCGCAGCGCGTGCCGCATGTACCACTCCCACGGCTGCGGGGCGCTGGACGTGGTGTGCTTCTCCACGTCGACGGGGTTGAGGACGTGATAACCGAGGACGCGCAGCCGTCGGGCCGCCGAGTTGAATGCCGGGTAGTTGAACGCGGGCAGCCCGGTCATGGGTCCAGCGACGTACAGGGTGGTCACGACTGCTCACCGTCCGGATCGCCATATAGCGGGATGACGGACAGTGCTGCGAAGCCCTCGACGAGCCCGGAGCCGCACGCCAAGTCTGTGGAGCGCAGCACGTGGGTCACCAGTGCTGTGTATGTCTGGCCGGTGTAGCCGCCGTCAGGCTCCCACTCACGGAAGGTGACTAGGTCGCCGTCGTTGATGCCCCGGTCGTCGCGGCGGATTTCGACCCGGCGCCGTCCCTCGGCTCCCGCGAGCCATGCGCTGGGTAATGTCTTGAGTTCGTGCCTCATCGCGGCCTCCCGGTGGCGCCACAGCCGGGGCAGGTGGGGGCCGGGGTGATGGCGGCCTGATGCGCGGCGAGGTTCACGGCCACCGCCGGTTGCGTAGCCAGGCGCCGAATCCCCACCAGCCGATGAGGCCGCCGGCGAACAGGACGCCGACCAAGATGGGCAGGCACTGCGCAGCGGTCACGACGGCTCACCGGCCTGGACGATGCGGAGGACGTGGCGCCGTGCCCAATCCACGCACACGTCGGCGGATTTGATGGCCCGAATGGCGGCGGCGATGCGTTTCCGTTCGGCGGCGACCTGGGCGTCGGCGTACCGCAGCACCGTGGGGACGAGCCGTTTGCCTCGCCGCGAGCAGTCCACGCAGACCGTCGACCCACCGTGGTCGCACATCTCGATGGCCAGCTCGACCGCCACATCGAAGTCGCTCATCGCCGTCCACCGTGGAAGTAGGAGTGGTGGTCATCCCTGGACCCGTCCACGAACACCTGGTAGGCGACGCCGCCGGTGTAGGGCAGCCGCGGCGGCTTGCGGGAGACGCGGCCGGTGGGGGTGCGGGATGGCTGGCAGTCGGCGTCCAGGCCGTCGAAGATCGGGGTGGCGATGTTCTCGTCGATCGGAATCCACCCGACCGGTGGCAGGTAGCGCTGCGGGTGCGGCGGGTCGGCGGTGAACTCCACGGTCTCGGCGATGACGTGCCCGTCGAGGACGGCCAGGCCGTCGATCACCTCCCGCTTGCCGTCCAGCCAGTCGACGACCGGGTCGGGGCGGCGGCGAGGTACGCGGTGCAGGTCGGTGGGGTTCTCAGCGGCGGTCATCGGGGTAACTCCTCAAGGATTCCCTGAACGTTGATGAGGGCTTCAGCGGTGCAGTCGGGGTTGTTGCAGACGATCAGGAGCCAATGCGCGTTCCACATGCGCGGATTGAGGCGCCCTCGGGCATCGGCCTTGACGAAGTCCTGGCGGATCCACTCGTGGTAGTCCCAGTCGGGGATGTTCACGTGGTCGAAGCGCACGACGGTCTGGACATTCATCGGTCGGCCTTCCAGTGGATGATGGTGCGGTTCGGGTTGAGCCACCGGGTGAGCAGCCGCAGCAGCCACCCCAGCCGGGTCACGGCTTGGCCTCGTCGGGGAAGGCGTTCGGGAGCTCGTCTTGGTCGGGGTTCGTCTCGACGTGCTCTTCGACGACCTCGGCGTCCCAAGTCGCCTCCGGCGCGTGCTCGGCTTTCATCTCGTCGGAGGTGTAGAGACCGGACAGGTCCTGCGGGAACGCCTTCCGCAGCGCCAGCGCCTCGGCGCACTTCTCCAACTGCCCAGCCGGACGGCCCGCCCACACCCGGTTCGGCTTCCCGTCCCGCTTCTTGACGACGTACTCGTTGTAGAGGGCAATCGCCGGGAAGCGGTTCCCGTTGCGGAGCGCCACCACGGCGGCGGCGTACGGGGGCTCAGAGTCAAGCCACACCTGCTTCCAGTCGCCATCGGCGCCGCACCACAGGGTGTCCTCGTAGCCCAACGTCTCCCGGCGCTGGTCGACGGCGCGGCGGGCGATGAGACGGAAGCCGTCGATGCCTGTTTGGATGGTCTGCTTCCCGTCCCGCTCGATCATGTAGATCTGCTTGAGGAACGGGTCCAGGCCAGTGCGGACGACTTGGTGGAAGAACACCGCTAGGTCGGCGTTGTGCGCGTTCGCCACGCCTAGCTGGACGAGGGCGGCGCGTTGCTTGTCGGTCCAGAAGGTCTGGTCGGCGGTGATGGCCAGGTCGGACGCCGGCGCGTGGACAAGATCAGTGCTCATCGAGTTTCCTCTCGGGTGTGCGCGACCGGACCGCTGCGGCTCGGCCGCAGAATCGGCAGCGCGTGTGCGTGACGACGAAGCCGGCAGGCTCGAACTGCTGACCGACGACCTCGGCTGCCGCGGCTTCGGTGAGGTGCTTGCGGGCGGGGCAGTCCCACCGGTGCTGGATGCCCTCCATCACGCACCCCAGACACGGCGCCACTGGCCGGTGAGTTCGTCGAGTTCGTACTCCTCGTCGACCTCGAGCACGGGGGACTGCTCCACGTCGTGGATGTCCTCGCCGGTGCCGTTGCAGTCGCGGCACGGTTCGTTGCGGGTCAGCGGGAAGTGGGGGTCGGGCATCCACCGTTTGCCGTCGCATGTCGGGCAGGGACGGTCGCTCACGACGGCTCCCCGTAGATGACGTCCATCGCCCGCGCCGTGTGCTCGTAGAAGCCAAGCGCGTGGTAGTCCTTGAGGACTTCGCGGATGGCCTCGAGTTGGTCGGCGGGCGTCATCGCCTGCGTCTTGTTGGCGAGGTGGTCGATGGCCTTGAGGGCCTCGGCGGCGGTCATCGCGTATCGTGTCCTTCCGTTGATGCGAGCGGTCCTCGGCCTGTGGGGAAGCGGGTCCGGGGGCCGCTCTTTGGTGCCGGCCCCCCTGCCAGGTCTGCTGTCGGCTCCGGCAGGGGGCGCCGGGTTTAGACCCGCCGGTCCGCGGAGCTCGAGTGGGGGGACTCGACGCGGCCGGCGGGCGTCTCAGGTGGCGTCGGGGTCGTCGTCCTCGCCGTCGAACGGGAGCATCCCCATCCGGTCCTGCGTGATCTCATCCATGATCTGCACGAGGGCCTGCTGATGCTTCTCCGTCACCGCGACCTCGACGCGCCGAATTCGCAGAGTCGGCTCGGTCGTCCCGTCGTCGGTCTTGGTGGTCAGCTTCACCGCGTCGATGTACGCGACGACCACCTGCCGCTTGCCAGGGTCCTTGATCAGCTCGTCTTGGATCGCGGGGATGCCGTTGTGGTTCTCGTCGGTTGGAAGGTTGCCTGCCAGGGTGGTCATTTGCTCCCCCTTCGAGGGATCAGCGGGTTGAGTGGTTGTCGGTGCTGTCGCCGCAGCCGAGGTCTGCGCCGCCGGCGTCGTCGACGCGGTCCTGCAGCGGGTCGGGGCCGGTCATGGCTGCGCTCTTGCCGTACCGCGCCGATAAATCTCGTACTGGCCTTGGGTGAGGCCGTACGTCGGCGCGTCTTGGGCGGTTTCGCAACCGCACCGCTGGCAGCGGTATGGGCCGGCCTTGAGGTCCCCACCCTTGATGAGCCGGTGGCGGCTGGCCTCGTGTCGGCACGCTTCGCACATGTAGGCGTAAGGGCTCACATCGCCACCGCTTGAGTGTCGTGGCACGGGCATCGGCAGGGACCGGCGCAGATTTTGCATGTCAGGCGACACCGGTCGTGCAGTCCGTGTTGGCAGTACGTCGAGACGTAGATGTGGTGTGCCAGCGTCAAATCGCCCATTGGTTCACTCACGGCTGGTCGCCTCGAGCAAGGCCGACGAGCATTGCGACTAGGTGAACGGCGCATTCCTTGTCGGCCGCGTACTCGGCAATGAGGTCAGCGTTGCTCTCGATGTCGGCGGCGATGCGCTGCCGGACCTCTGCCTCTGCCTTGATGGCCTCGCTCAGGGCGCTCATCGCTGCCTCCGGTGTCCGGCGTGTTCGCGGCGGCGGGCGGCGACCACGGCGGTGCCGCCGAGCAGCAGCGCAGCCCAGGCGAGGGTCAGCCAGCCTTCGGCGGTCACGACGCACCGCCCAGCAGGGCTGCGTTTGTTACGCCGAACGACAGTGGATGCTTACGACCGAAATGGACATGCCGCCACATCTCCACCGGGTCGCGCCGCGTGGCGGCGCAGTGGGGGAATGGGCAGTCGTAGGGCGGAGCCCCGGCTTCGTTGCGGGCATAGATGCGCTCGATCGTCGGAATGCTGTCGAAGCCGGTTTTGGCTTCGAGGTTGACCGAAAGGGCACGCAGGTCGGTGTCCACGGCGGTCATGTCAGCCGCCCGGATGCGGTGAGCAGCAGGTCCAGCAGCCACGGCGCGGCGAGGATGCTGACCAGGGCAGGCGGGCAGCCGCCGCCGGACCGAGACGACCCGCCGCCTCCGCCGCTGCCGGAATGGCCCGAGGACCGCATCTTGTACATGCGCTCGAGGTCGGGTCGCGGGTAGTCGTCGGCCATCACGACGCCCCCTCGGGTGGCTCGTTCTCGGTGAACAGGCCGAGATGAATCTCGAGACCGACGACAAGCGGGTCGCCTTGTTTCCAGTCCCACGCGCCTGTGGGGATCTGATCGGATGGCCAGACCTCGTCGATGGCGTAGTCCTCGCCGTGGCCGGGGATGTTGATAAACATCTGCGCGTCGTCGGGCAGTTCTTCGATCGCTGCTCGCAGGTGGCCAACCGTCTTATGCGTACCGTCGCCGATGCGCTCCCGCGCGCTCACGCGGTCGCCTTCTCGCCCTGGCGGTCTTGCCCGTGCCACTTCCTCAGCGACTCGTGCGACACCTCGATGCCGGTGCGCGCCTGGATCTCGTCGGCGATCTCCCGCCAGGACCGGCCGGCTTGCTTGAGGCCGCCGGCATAGAGGACGACGTCACGGCCGAGGCGTTCCTCGATGGCGGTGCGGAGGTCGATGGCCACACCCTGAACATGTCACTGACAGGTCGGTCTGTCAACCCCTTGCCCGCATGTCGTGGTCGTCAACCCCTTGACAGGACAGGGTGAGGGTGGCAGGGTGACCGCATGAGCATCATCCTCGACCTGGACGCCATCGAGGCGCGGTCGGCCGCAGCCACCGATGGACCATGGTGGACGGATGGAGTCGGCGCTAGCCGTGTCTACGCCAGTGGTCTAGACGACTGGATCACCGTAGCGGGCGACCTAGAGACCCCCGACGCCGAGTTCATCGCACATGCCCGTACCGACATGCCCGCCCTGGTCGCCGAAGTGTGGCGGCTGCGGGGCGCCATCCAACAGCTCGCTGACAATCAGCAGTCGTGGATCGACGCGGGTCGAGACGAGCAGATGATTAGCCGCAATGCGGTCCGCGACACGATGCAACGAGTCCTTGCGGGTGGACTGGTGCACGGGCAGGCGTGGCGGCCATGATCCCCGCTGACAGCCTCGCCAACCGGCTGGTGCTGGTGCGCCGCGAGCTCGGACTGTCGCAGCGTGAGGCCGCGCAGCGGTGCGGCGTCGGGTTCGGGTCGTGGCAGTCGTGGGAGAACGGCTCCGCGCCGCGGAACGCGCTACGGGACCTCGCGGCGGTCGCTCACCGGCTGAACGTGGACCGGGAATGGCTCATGTTCGGTGGTGCGCTTCGGGCCGAGGTCGAGCCGGCCCCGCCGGTGCTCAAGTCGGTGCCGTTCTCGTCGCCTCAACCGGGAAATCTTGCAGACGAGCAAGGCCCGCCAGGCACCGCCGAGCTGGCCGACGTAAGGGGCTACCTGCGTAAGCGCATCCCGCTGACCCCACCCGTCCGCGAACCGCAAATGAGACAGGCGATGGCGCTATGAACGACGGCTACAAGTGGCTCTATCACGAGACCGAGAAGGCGATGGAGGACCCTCGCCCCGGCGACCGCTACCAGGAGATGTACTCGTTCTGGGTCTACGTGGTCGCCGCGCCGGCAGACGGTTCGGTCGTCGTGGCCGAAGCGTCCGCGCCCTGCACATTCCCAGATGACGCCAAGTGGCGTCGCTTCCCTGACGGCCCGACCTTCCGGCAGGCGTACAGCTACGGCGGGTCCATGCCTGGGTACTGGGTTCGTCTAGCTAGTCGCGGCGAGGACGTGTCAGGTTGGCTTGAGCGCGCTGCTATGGCGGCGTTGTTGGCGAGTACTGAGAACGCGGCCGGACCGCAGCCGTGACCCCAGTGGAGGAGATCCGCCGAGCGGCTGCGCTGATGCGGGAACGGGCGCAGGCGGCGACGCCCGGACCGTGGCGGGTAGGACCCGAAGGATCAGAGGGTTCGTATCTGCTGCCCAGTCTTGGCGGCATCCGTGAGCGGTCCCGGTTCATCGGCATCCTGAACGGCCGTGTGCAACCGGAGGACGGACACAACGCCGCGCACGTCGCGTCGTGGCATCCGGTGGTGGCGCTCGCCGTCGCCGACTGGCTCGACGGAACCGCCGACGCGACCGAAAGCGAACCGGAGCACTATCCGGTGGACCTGCAGGCCCTGGCCGTGGCCCGCGCGTACCTGGCCGGTGAGCGGCCGTGACCGGGCCGGTGCGTGAGCCGCAGCGGACGGCGGTGGCGGGATGAGCGGCCCCCGGTCGGGCCACGGATACCGGAGCCGGGTTACACCACACCGCGTTGGCCGTGACATTCGCAGTGCCGGGACTCGAACCCAAACTTCCCACGTCTTAGGTGGGCGTGCTACCGAACCACTCTGCACCGAGCGTATCCGATGAGATCCAGATTAGCGCCAGATAAAGATCCCGCCGAACCCCTCGCAAGCGTCCCACCCCGTGACTACGGTGCTGACGCATCGGACTCGGGGGGAGTCACAGTGCTGTGGCGTGCCGCGCACACCTGGCAGCAGAATATCGACGACTGGTCGGCGTGGCTCGAGGCCGGGAACAAGGCGGCGAGCACCGTGTATCAGCGGCGGTGGCAGCTGCGGCTGCTCGCCGAGATGTACCCGGGCCGGTCGCCGTGGAAGCTGTCGAACGACGACCTGGTCCGGTGGTTGACGTCGCAGAAATGGGGGCCGGAGGCGACGAAGGGCGCGAGCTCGGCGTTGCGCGGCTTCTACGGGTGGGCGGTGGCGACGGGGCGGACGAAGCGGAACCCGGCGGCGGCGCTGCCGGAGGTGCGGGTGCAGCGGCACCTGCCGCGGCCGGCGAGTGACGACGCGGTGGACGCGGCGCTGGCGAAGGCGGACGACAAGACGCGGTTGATGATTCTGCTGGGGGCGTTGGCGGGGTTGCGGGCGTCGGAGATCGCCCGGCTGCGCTGGGACCAGATCGAGGACGGGCAAGCGCAGAGCCCGGGCCCTGCCATGCGGCAGGAACTCCCGGGCTCCACTTCCAGCCGTCACCTCGATGCGACTGGCAACGGCACCCAGCATAGCGGCGGGCACCTGCACATCCGCGGCAAGGGTGGTCGTGAGCGCCACGTCCCGATTCACACCCTATTAGCCGCCGGACTAAATCTGGAGCGCAGCCGCCGCGACGTCGGCAGCATCGGCTCCGGCTACCGGTACACCCACGGCGACGTGTGGGTGTTCCCCGGGCAGACCGCCGGCGGGATGCACCCCGGGCACGTCTCCCACGTCCTGTCCGCTGCGTTGGGCACGGTCACCGGGCACCAACTGCGGCATCGGTTCGCTACCCGCGCCCTGGCCTACGAGGGGAACCTGCGCGCGGTGCAGAAGCTGCTCGGCCACGCGAGCCCGACCACGACGGCCGTCTACACGGCGGTCGCCGACGACACCCTTACCGCCACCGTCAACGCACTCTAACCAGCCGTCCGGCGACCCGCCGGGAACAAGCACCACCCACCAGAAGGAGCAACGCCATGACCACCAGCGACTACCAACCCCAGCAGTTCGTAACCCCGCCACCAGCACCGGCCGGTCCGGTCACCGCGTGGGACTCGATCCCGAAGTTCATCCGGTTCTCGGTCTGGCTTTATGCCATCTTCACGGTGGTCGGCCTGGCGATCTGGCCGATCCTGATCTTCGCCATCCTGGCGGCCTGACCTAGACGCACGAAAGCGGCCCGCCCTCCCCGATGAAAGGGAGAGCGGGCCGTTCGTAGCCGGGGGTCGAGGTCCGGTTACTCCTGCGGGCGCGCGGGTGGACTGAGGACTTCGGCGGCGATCAGCGACGGACCTGGGCCGGGTGTGAACGCGGATGCACCGATCGACGTAAGCAGCGACGCCACCGCGGCCATGCCTGACACCTGCAATCCGTCGACCCAGTCGAAGTCGACGAGACCGATCAGCGGGTCAGCGACCAGTAGTGCGCCGAAGGTCTGCGCGAACGTACGTATGGCTCTTTCGGCCGTGGCCTGCCAGAACGCGGCTTTCCACATGAGTGCTCCTTATCGGGTTGCGAGGTAGCCGACGACGATGCCGAGGATGACGGCCACAATCCCGACCACCGTGAGGGTCCTGGATGCTGCAAGGTCGAGTCCAGCAGTCCGCCCCGTCGCACCAGCTTGAACATTGCCCGCCCCGGTGATGAGCTCCTTCACGTTCTCGATCTTGCTTTCGAGGCTGGCCACGGTGGTGGCGTTCTGGGTCGTGATCGCCGCGATCTGCTCCTTCGTGTTCAGCTCGCTCTTGGTCACCGCCTCCTTCTGCGCGGCTAGAGCGGCGGCGATTGCATCCTTGGACGCCTGAGTGGACTCCTGGATTCGCGCGTCCCGCTCGGCGAGTTGTAGCTGGATCCCTGAGAATCGGTCGGAGACTCCGGCGAATCGTTCAGCAGCGAGTTCCGTGAGGTGCTGTATCGCCTTTTCAACCTCAGTGGCACGTTCCCGATGCTTCGTCTCATGAGCGCGCTCATACGCATCGAAGCGGTCCTCCAGTCCGGCTGTCGCGGCGAGCATGTAGTCGCGTAGGTGGCCGATCTCCCGAAGCAGGGCCTCGGTGGTGAGGATGGTGGGGTCGGGGACCGGGGTGCGGCCTTCGTTGCCGACACGGGGAACTGTTCCCTCAGGCATTGGCCCCCCTCACAGTGTCAGGGCACCACGGCGCCCAGCCGCCACTTCGCGGCCGCTGTGTGCCCGGTCTGGATCACGTAGTCCTTCCCGATGTGCGGCAGGTAGCTACCTGTCCGGTAAACGGTCCACGGGGTCCAGTCGGTGCCCTGCTTGCTGATCGCGTACGCAGCGACCGCGTTGTAGAACACGTTGCGGAGCGCGAACACCTCACGGAACGAGTCCGCCGCCCCCCAGATGTGCGGATGCTTCAACGACCGCACCTGGAACAGGCCGATCGACGGCCCCCACCTGGCCGCCGCCGCCTCGGAGTACTCCGGCTGCGACGGGTCGACGATCTTCCAGTCACCGACCGCGTCGGAGTAGCCCCCGGATTCGGCCCAGGACACGCCGAGCGCAACGTCCAGCGAACTGCCCGCGAAGCCCGCTTGCTGGAGGACGGACCTCGCGGTCAAGGGGTGGGCGGCTCCGGCTCGTCGTCGACGATCTCGATCAGGTCCGGCTTCCCGAATGCGGTCTGGAAGGCGTCCACGTCCACGGCGGGCAGCGCGACGAAGGCGTAGCCGGCGGCCTTCAGCCGCTCGGCGCCGACCTGCGAGATGGGGACGACGTCGCTGGACTCCTCGACGACGGCGCGGTACAGGCTGGAACCGTACGGGGTGACGAACATGTCGATGCCCTTCGGCTTCGGGGGTGGAGGTGGGGGCGGGGGCGGCGGGATGCCGGGTAGCCCGGTGCGGACGTAGGTGGCGGTCAGGTCCTGGATGTCGTCCATGCGGACCCACACCCGGTTGCCGGGACAGTCCTTCGACGAGCAGCAGCGGTGCCCGTGTAGCCGGGCGCTCTTGGTCAGCAGCCCGCATAGCTTGTGCCCGGCCCAGTAGCGGGCGGCCGCGTCGACGTCGTCATTGGTGACCGGGTCGGCCAGGTTGCGGGCGAACACGAGCGCTCGGCCTGTGATGTTGTTGTTCCATGACGGCGCCCAGATGCTGGAGCCCTTCGACGGGCAGCCGGACATGGCGCAGTGGGACCACTCGCGGGTGTTGACGGTGTGCGCGCCGCGTCGACCCCACGGCTGCCCTTCGTACAGCACACCGCCGGGAAGGACGCCGCCGTTGTAGGAGATGCCGGTGGACGGGAAGCGGGTTATGCCAATGTTCTCGATGGCCCGCCAGTGCGCGTCGTTGCTGCCATAGTTGCGCGGGTTGGTCACGCTGATGTGGTTGAAGTCGGCGACCGCTGGCTCGGTGACGGGACGAGAGCTCCTGTAGTCGAACCGCAGCCTGGCCTGTTCACGGGTCCGCAGGATCAGCCCGACGCTGGCACGTAGCGCACGCTCCTGGACGATGGTCGTCATACGACTACCGACCAGATGCCGGGGTCGTCTTCGACCCAGCCGTCCAGGTGCTCCAGGTGCCCGACCGCTGTCAGCCGGTCGGCGTAAACGCACAGCGGCTCGAGCAGCTCGATGTCGTCCGGCAGGCGCAGCACCGCCATCGGCTGCTCGTCGCCGGTCACGTCCACGACGACGCGGTTCTGGTCGTTCCAGACGACGATGTCGCCGGGCAGCACGGTCACAATGACCCCCTTCAGGCGTGCACGAGGCAGCGCGGATTGGCCACCAGTTGCGCGAATTGGGTCGCCACCGAGTGGTATCCGACCGCGTACGAATGCGGCGGCGCCCACGCCCCATAAGCGCGGCAGGCGTTGACCACCCGCAGCCGAATCCCTGTGTCGGTGGGGTGGTCCCAGAACCCGGCCAGCTGCCCGAGCCGTGGGTCGGCCCAATACGACGGCAGCACGTAGTGGCGCAGATCGGCGAACCGGTCTGGGTGGCTGTCGCGTAACGTCCGCGCGGCCTGCCCGGCGGCCAGGTGGTCGGAGTGGTTATCCACGATGTGCGAATGGGTCTTGATCCGCACCGCACCACCGGGGGCGATCAGGTCGGCAACAGCGAGGACCGCTGCAGCAGCCTGCTCGGTGGTCAACCCGCCGTTGACGAGACCAGCCTCATGCACGGTGACCGCGCCGAGCCCGGTGGACAGGCAGTGCGCCGCATTGTGCGCCTCGTCAATGCGGGCCTGCCCAAACGCCGCCTCGTCCAACGGGGCGTACCCCTCGTCGGCCGGGCTGTGCGCGACGCCCCAGTAGGACGAGCCGGTTGTGCCGTTGATGGCGTCACGCGCCGACGACAGCTCGCCTCGGGTGAGCAGCAGCAGATGCACATCCTGGCCGGCGGCGGCATGCTCGGCCAGCGCGACCCCCATCGCCAGCGTTTCGTCGTCGGGGTGGGCGGCCACGAACAGCGCCGGTGATGTGGGCGCAGCCGTGGCAAGGCCGCGGACGCCGAGGGCGGCACCGGTGGCAAGAGTGCCGGCGACGAACGCGCGCCGGCTCACGGATGGACTGCGGGTAGCCTGCATGGCTAGCCCCTCCTCGCTGCATCGAGTGAGTGGGTCAGGGATCGTCCGAGGTGTCCGCCTCGGGCGGTCCCGCTTTCGCCCAACCTTAGCACCGACAGGTCACAGCGGGATCACCATGATCTCCCGGGCGTCGAAGGTTGCCGTGCCACCGGAGCCGACCCGGTACTTCGCCGTGAACACGTTGGAACCGGCAGTCAGCGAGGTCAACATCGACACCGAGGTTGCCCGGTCAACCTCGGAGGTGCCGGGTGAATCGGCGCGGAGGTCGGTGGCGTTGGTGGCGGCAATCGTCGACGCCCCGGAGACGGCGTAACCCATCGCCGCCGCACCCGTCGCAACGCTGTTGGTCATGCCGGCAGAGATGAACACCAAGGCCCTGGTGCCGGTGGTCACGGTGACTGCCGGGCCGACGGTGGCGAGGTCGACGAAGCTGGCCGACGATGTGGACTGCGATGTCTCCACCCGCGCCACGGTCGGCACCCGTTCGGCGATCGCGTTCGCGCCGGTCGACACGAATAGCCGGCCGGCTGCGGTGGCCTTCGCCGGCGCGGTCTCGAGCAGATTGTCCCGCACCGAGGCGTTCCACTGCGCCGCGGTCAGGGTGGCGTTCGAGACTGCGGTCAGCGGTGTCGACCAGGCCATCAGAGACTCCCGTGTTGTTCGGTTTCCGCGTCGAGCTCACCGACGGACTGGCCGTGCGGCATGTTCCCCTGCACCGCCAGCGGATGATCGGCCGGGAACCAGTTCCGATTACGGTCCATCGGCCGCTTCGCCAGCGTCATGGTCAGCTCGCTGGCATTGCCGGGCCACTGCACGGGGCCGATGTAGCCGCAAGTGCCAGGGACGGCGACATTCGTCCTCGCCCCGCAGTAGGCCGAGACCTGCTCGGGGACCAACTCGACCGCGTTACCGCAACCCATTGGGCATTCGGCCACCCACCGGCCCCAATTCATGAACGCGATCCACCGTGTTCCGGTCATGATGCGAACACCCCATCGTTGAAGCCGCGGCCTGCAATGTCGAACATCAGCGTCGTGTCCGGGTCGTCGATACCGTCGACACCGAAGGCGCCGTCGTTGAACCCCTTGCCGGCCACGTCGAAGGTGAAGATGTTCGACGGCTGCACCGGGTCAGCCACCTGGCAGCCGAGCTCAAGCCGGTGAATGCCGCCGAGTTTGCGGATGGTGTGCGTGATCCGCTCGACGATGAAGTCGGCGTCTAGGCCCATCTCGTCGTTGATGACGGTGACCCGGTCGGATATGCGCCGGGCCAGGATCTGGGTCATGTAGTCGTCGTCAAGGTTGGCAATGGACAGTGTCACGGTGGGGCGGTTCGTGGCGTAGACGGCGACGATCCGCTCCGCCACGGCGCGGGCGTCGTACACGTTCGCCCACGGCAGCCGGTCCTTCGGCCAAGTCTGCCGGGTGTGCATCCCGATCGAGGAGACGTCCTCCTCGTCAACCTTCACCGTCCGCACCACTGGCACCGATACGGCTCGCAGCGCCAGCCGGGTGATGACGGCTGCGCCGCCGGTGGCGGTGACGGTAAGCGTGGTGGACTGGCCGGAGGTTCGGGACAAGTCGACGGTGATGGCCACGTCGGCGTCCCAGTCGACGCCGACCTCGGGGGGGACGGCGTTGAGGAACGGGTTGTTGGCTTCGACTTCGATCGGCAGCACTTGCCCGGCGGCCAGGGTGATCGGGGTGTCGGTCGACCAGATTTCCTCCACGTCGCCGGGGAGGCGTTCGTCGACGATGAAGGTGACGCTGTTGACGATGTGCCGCAGGCCGTGGTCGTAGGCGAACGAGTTCCGCAGGACTTTGAACGATCCGACCGGCCCGGAGCCGGCGGGGACGGCGTGGGTGTAGGTGCCCTGCGACGTCAGGGATGCGGCACGGGAGGTGCGGTGATGCCGGTCCCGGAAGATGAACGTGCCGCCCTGCACGTAGGCGATCGCCGGCGGGCCTTCGGACTCGACCAGCTTGTCCACTGCGGTGGCCGCATCGGTGCCCTCCTCCCACCACCACGGCATGAACGTCGCGCCCGGGTCGAGGTCCCGGTCCCCGGTCCACCCGATCGCGTCGAGGATGAGACCGATCGCCTCACCGGTGCGGAGCCCGGAATACAGCGGGGTGGACAGGACCTCGGCACCGAGACGGCCCCACAGGTCGAGCACGTCGCCGGTGAACGTCTTCGCCGCGGCGTTCGGGTCCACGTTCAGCTCATCGAGCACGCCTGCAAAGATCGTCGTGGTGGCCGACTCGTGGGTCTGTAGCAGCCGCACCGGGGTTCCCGGGACCACCTTCCCGGCGATCGCCGACGACGTGTTCTCCGGCGAGAACGCCCGGTCAAGATTGTTGAGGGCGAACGTCAGCTTCCCGGCGGTGGCCGCCGACGTGGCCCGCGACTGGTCCCGCCCGTAGGAGACGAACACGTCCGGCTCGTCGAGGATGTACGAGGTCACGTCCTCGAGCACGTTGACGTAGGTGCCGTGCCGGGACCAATCGGCGAGCAGTTCGTAGCCGCGGACGCTCACCGGATCTTCCGCTCACGGACGAGCTGGTTGTAGGCGCCGAGGACCATGTCCTGCGCACCCTGCTTCGAGGTCACCGGCCCGTGGAAGTGGAAGTGGACACCAGCCATGTCGTGACCCACCGGCTCAGGTCGCCCGGTGCCGTTGTAGGCGAGTGACAGCCCGGTCGGCAGGAACCCCCCGGAGTCGTAGGAGATCAGCGACCGCGGACTCACCCGGCCACCGCCGCGGCGGGCCTCGAAGTGCAGGTGCGGCCCGGTCGAGTTGCCGGTCGATCCGACTCGGCCGATCATCTGCCCGGCGCGGACCGACTGCCCGGAGCGGACGAACATCGACGACATGTGCGCGTATAGCGAACCCCAGCCGCCGGCGTGGGAGAGCAGCGCGTGGATGCCGTAGGAGGTGGCCAGCCGCAGCGCCCGGGCGACGATGCCGCCGCGGACCGCGTAGATCGGGGTGCCGGTGACAGCGGGGAAGTCGACAGCGGGGTAGCCGTGACCGACCGGCCCGCGACCCACCCGGTACCGGCCGCGGGGCAGCGGGAACCCGCCCGGGCCACCTTGAAGGAGCGCCATCCGGTTGAGCGCGGCCACCGTCTGCGTCGCGGCGTTCTTTCCGATCTGTGTCGCCAGCTTGGCAACCCGATCCGAGTCCATGCCCTGGGTGCGGAAGTCCAGCGCACCGCCGACCGCGTCATCCGCAGTGAACGCGCGCATCGGCGGCAGGCCACCACTGGCCCCGCCCCTACCGCCGACACCGCCGAGCGCAGCGGCCCGGTTGGCGAACCGGATCGCCTCGTTCGCATCGGAGGAGACCTTGATGACGATCTCCTCGTCGTTGATCCCGTCGAGGGTCTCGTTCACGTCTTTCCTGAACTGGTCCAATGACTCTTGCGCGGAGGCGAGCTGCTCGTCGATCAGACCGGTCCAACCGAAAGCAGTGTCGACACCGTCGAGGATGAGTTGGGCAAAGTCAAACATGAAGTTGGCGATGCCAGTTACGGCATCCTCAAAGACCTGCAAAATGAAGTGCCAGGCGTCGTCGATGGCCGTCTTGACGGTCTCGAATCTCTCCATCCACCGATCCCCGGCCTCGTTGATCCGGTTGTAGATCCCTTCGAGGATCGGCCAGGCGGTCTGGAAGACGTCGACGACGAAACCCCATACCTCCTTGATGGCCGGCCACCAGTCCTCGACGAAGCTCTTGACCAAGTCCTGGATGACGGGTATCCACTCGTCGCGGAAGGTGCCGATCATCCGCTGGATCTTTGGTACACCTTCGGCGATCATCCATTCGGCGAAGTCCTCCAGGTAGGGCAGCAGCAACGTGCCGACCTGCTCGCCGAGGTTCCCCATGATGGTCTTCAGCTTGTCCATTGGCCCGGCCGCGGCCTCCGCGGCACCGCCGACCTGGGAGGCGACCTCGTCCATGATGATGCCCTGAGCGCCGAGGATGTCGCCCGCCTCGACCAGGGTCTTGATCTGCTCCTTCTGCGCGTCGGTGAACGTGACGCCAGCCTTCTTCAGCGCAGTCAGACCGGCGATGGGATCGTTCAACGCCTTGCCGAGCATCTTCGCCGAAGATTCCACCGAACCGAACCCGGCCGCCGACAGGTCCAGCGCCGCCTCGGTGGCCCGGTTGAAGATGTCGTTACCCTTGCCGGCCTCGTTGCGGACGTTCTTGAACGTCAGCAGCAGGTTCGCCCCGGTCTGGACGAGCTCGTCGTCGACGGCGGTCTTGTTCGACAGCGCCTGAGACAGCTTGTCGACCTGCCCGGCGGTGACCTTCGCCGCGCCGCCGGTGGACTCGATCACCTGCGCGGTGATGCGGCTGATCTTGGCGGACTCCTGCGCGTCCTCGATGAAGCCCTTAAACAACTGGAAGGTGCCGACCGCTGCGGCTGCGGCCACGATTGGCCCGAACATCGTCCGGGCTGCGCCGCCGATGCCGGCGCGGAACCCGCCACCGATGTTCTTTGACAGACCCATGCCCATCTTGTTGCCGGCGGTCTTGGTGTCGATCTTCTCGAGGCGCCGCTTGAGCTTCGCCTCCTCGGAGGCGTCCAGGTCGAGTTTGACCGCCGCGTAGACGTCGGAGAACGACGGCACCTAGACCCCCCCAGACAGAGGGGGCCGGCCGCCATTCTTGATGGCAGCCGGCCGAATGTGCGGACGTGGTTGCGAGTGCTCGGTGCCGGCCTCCACCATCCACCCGTAGAAGGCGATGTTCCGGTCCCAGCCGATGCGGTATTCGGTCTGACCGGTGAGCCGGTCGCGGCCCTGGAACACCTTGATCGACCGGCGCAGATCACCCGTCCGCTTCGGGGCAATGATGCGGGCGTCGTCGCGGACCTTCGCCGCCAGGCGGCGGACCTGACGGCGAGCCTGCGCCTGCTGCGACACCGCCGTCAGAATGACCTCGGGACGGTATTTCTTGATCTTCACCGGCGGGCTCCTCTCAGGCGGGGATCTCGCCGGACATCAACACCTTCAGCCGCTCCCGCGCCACCTGCTCCTCCCGGATCTCCCACGGCAGCAGCGGCGCCTCGAGCTCGTCGTGGAACCGTGCCCAGTCACACCGGCCGGAGCAGGTGTTCTCGCTGCGGTCGCAGCCCTCACCGTGGAGCATCCGCGACGCGAGCTCGGTGTAGGCGAGGTTGCAGGCCAGCCGCGGCGACAGGACGGTCAGCCAGTGAGCACTTCGCTGACCGGTCGCAGGTGGGCAAGCCCCGGATGCGTAGACGAGGCGCTCGAACTCGGCGAAGTGGAAGGCGGCCCATCCGAGGAGGCGGGCGCCTGCACGGTAGGGCGGCCCGACTGCGCCTCAAACAGCTTGAAGGTCATCTTCATCAGTTCGTCAAGTTCGGTCTCCCGGTCCAGCGCCAGCTTGAACAGCCGCTCGAACTCGGCATCGTCGGCGGGGATGTCCTTGCCGTTCTCATCGGTGTATGCCGGAGCCGTGAGCGACCGGCGTAGCGCCTCCCAGACGGCAGCCAGGCCCTCGATGTCCTCCACTCCGGACGCGGCGGCGGCACCGAGGCGGAGCATGAGCACCGCCGGGATGTTCCCGACGACGGTGAACTCCACCCCACCGAAGCGGAACGTGTCCCGCTCGCCGGTATCGGTGACCTCGCGGACCGCAGCGTCGAAGTCGCCCAGGCTGGCCATCAGACCCCCTGCGCCAACGCGCCGGAAGTCCACCGCTTGTAGGGCGTGGTCAGCACGGCCGGGTCGGGGAGTTCGACGGAGAACGACACCGGCAGGCCGTGCTTGGTGGAGAACGTCGACCGGTTCGTCTCGAAGCCGGCGGCGTTGAACACCTGCGGCCACACGATGAACTCGTCCTCGTCGAGGGAAAAGAACGCCAGCATGGTCCGCACCTCGGACCCGGCCAGCGGCGGGATGTAGACCGACAGCTTCGTCACGCCGGCACCGGTGATGGTGATGGTGCCGCCGTTGCTGGCCAGCTTCCAGTTGACATCGCTGATGTGCGACATGTTGAACGCCACCGTGCCGGTCTTGCCGGTGGTGACGGTCTTGATCGCGTACAGCGACTCGGCGACCCGGACGTCTTCGGTGTCGGTGGACTCGGTGAAGGTGAGGCCCTCGTCGGTAGCACCGGCCTCGACGAACCCGGTGACGGAGGGGACCAACTTGGAGGCGGTCGGCGCGGGCACCGTCGGCAGCGTGGTGCCGAGCGCCGCCCACAGAATCCGGCCCGGCCCGGTCTTGATCTGGGTCGGCTGAATGGTGGGGATCGCCATGACTCAGGACTCCTTCTTGGCCGTCTTGGACTCGGGGGCGGCGACGTAAGCTTCCCAGCCGTTCGCCTTCACGACAGACTCGGCGACCTTGTCGCCCTTCCGGTACGCGAAGACCGTCCCCTGGTTGGCGGGGATGTCCTGCTGGACTTCCAGATACTTCTCGCTCACGATGCCTCCGAGCTCAGGATGGGTAGGCGGTCAGTACGACCTGGACGAGGTAGCGGGGTCGCCCGGTGTCTTCGTCCGGTGCGGAGATGGGCCGTAGCGACGGCTCGGCGGTGACGATGCGCCCGCCGGTGATGGGGCCGCGCATGTCGTAGATGGCGGCGCACACCGTCGACGCCAGCACGTACGCCTGGGCTTCGGTGCCGCCCCAGGCGTCGATCTGGTATTCGGCGGTGACCTCCCACGGCCACGGCTGCGTGCCACCCAGGGAGGTGACCCGCAGCCGCGGCAGTGGGGAGTCGAGGACGTGGGTGGAGACCCGGCCGCCGTGCAGCGGGGTCAGGTCGGCGTGGTTGTCGAGGAAGGTGACGAGGGCGGCGTCGAGGTCGGGGATCGGCGGGGACAGCATCACGCACCCACGAAGCGGATAAGGAACAACTCGAGGTGGTGGCCGACCGCGCGGCGCTTCCACCGCTCCGGCTCGCCGTCCACCTCGTACGTGTCGCCGTCCCACACGATCCGGTCGGTGGGTTCGACGTCCGCGGCGTACGGCAGGAACGCCTTCCAGCGGGTCTCAGTGCGCTGCTGAGCGGCTAACGCCTCCGCCGTGGACACCGGCTGCACCTCGGCCGGGTAGACGGCTGTAGCGGGCGTTGTCCAGTCGGTGACCGGTTCGCCGTGCGACCCCTCGCCGACGGTGCCGCGCTGCCGGGTGACCGTGTCGTGCAGTTGCATCGGTCCCCTCTCAGCGGGCGACCAAGCCGGACGGCGGCCGGTCGACGAAGCCGGACGGTGGGCGGTCCACCATGGGGGGCGTACCCAAGCCGATGACTGTCCCCAGGAACACCATCGCTCCAGACGCCTGTCCGGTGGTGCTTCGGAAGCCGGCAACGGTCCCGGTGAAAGTGACGGCACCCGTGGCTTGGCCGAAGCGGTCCACGTCGCCGAGCGCGGTCCCGGTGAACGTCAGCGACCCGGCGCCCTGGCCGAGTGCAACGGGCTTACCCGACGCGGTACCGGTGAACGTGAACGCGCCTGCGGCCTGGCCCTGCACTGGTGGTGTGCCGGCGAACCCGGTCGCCGAGCCGGTGAACGTCAACGAAGCGGTGGCCTGTCCGAAGGTCTCCCGTGTTCCGGTGGCGGCCCCGGTAAAGGTCAACGACGCTGCGGCCTGGCCCTGCACGACGCCCTGGACGGTGCCGGCGGCGTGGCCGGTGAACGTCAGCGACGCCGCTGCCGTGCCGACCTTGCGTGGGTTGCCGGCCGCGGTCCCGGTGAAGGTGACGGACGCTGTCGCGGTGCCGAAGGTCTCCGGGACGCCGGCCGCTGCACCAGTGAAGGTGAACGCCCCGGACGCGACACCCTGCACGGGCGGGGTGCCCACGAACCCGGACGCGGTCCCGGTGAAGGTGACCGCTCCGGCGGCCTGGCCCTGCACGTCGGGGACGCCCGCGGCTGTGCCGGTGAAGGCGAACGATCCCGCCGCCTGTCCGACCGCCCGGTCGACCCCCACTGCCGTGCCGGTGAAGGCGACACTGCCGGCTGCGGTGCCCTGTGTGGTCGGATGCCCCGACGCTGTCCCGGTGAACCCGAACGTCCCGGAGGCGGTACCGGTAACGCCGCCGAGCTCCCGGAAGACGAGGACCCGGTCGGCGCCGCCGAGGGAGTTCGTCCCGGTCGGCGAGTAGGTGCCGGCGATGGTCTCAGCGGTGGTCGCCCCGGACACCGGGTCGAGCCAGAAGACTTCGTAGTTGGCGACCAGCTCGGTGTCGTCGACGGTGACCGTGGTGTCGATCGGGAAGTAGACGACCGCCAGCTTGCCGTCGGCGGTGACGGCAGCGGTCACGTACCCGTCCTGCGGGTCGTTGTAGTTGTACTGGTCGCCCGGGCTTCCCCCGGCCGCGTATGACGCCGCGTGGGTGCCGCGGCCGGCGGTGAGGAACGAGTTGTCGGTGTCCGGCACCAGCAGGTGCCAGCCGACCAGGGCAACGAACGCGTCCCAGATGCCGGGCTGGTCGGCGGACGGGAACGTCTCAGACGTGAGGGCTGCTGCCGCGCCGGAGTCCCAGCGCCAGGTGGCCTCCGACCCGTACATCGTGCCCCGCGCACCCGACGACAACGCCCACCACACCAGATCTCGGAACAGCTTCCGGTTCCCGCCGATGCTGTCCTGAGCGTAGTAGCCGTCTCCCCAGATGGCCGGAATCGGCGACGTCTCCAAGAAGGCGTGGTTGATGCCGTCGTAGGTGACGTTGTACGAGTAGATGAGGTTGAAGTCAGCGTTGTCGATGCCGGTGTTCAGCGCAACGTTGGTGTCCAGCCTTCTGCGCGACGTGGTTTCGGAGAAGTTCTCCACGGTCAGCAGATGCGTGTCGCCGGCGGCCCGCAATCCCGTGGTCAGCGCGGTCAGCTCGGTGTTGTAGACGTCGAAGTAGTCCCCGCCGTACTTCCACATCACATTGGGGAAGTCCTTGTAACGGTTCCCGAGGGCGGTGCCGTAGTCGCCCATCGCGGCAGCCGACTGGCCGGCGAGGACACCGCCGGCGAAGTCGGTGGTGGCGTGCGCGATGTTCAAGAAGACCGTGATCCCGGCCGCGGCTGCCGAGTTGAGCAGGTAGTCGACACGCTGCCAGAACGTGTCATTGAGAACGCCGATGTCGCCGCCGACGAACGGGAGGACGCCGTCCGGGGTTCGGCCATCGTCGTTGACACCGTTCATCGAGGTGTGCCCAAACGGCTTGGTCATCAACACGTTGCAACCCAGGGTGACCAGGCCGGCGATGGCATCGTCCAGGTTGTCCTGCCAGGTGCCGGACCAGCGGCCGGCGTTCGGGAACAGCATCCAGCTGGAATATGCGCGGAGCAGGATCGGCTGGCCGGACTGGTCGACGAAGTGTGACGCGGTGCCCGTCCCGGCGATAGCGGTGATAAACGGGGGCTGCGCCACCGCAGTGCCGGTGAAGGTAAGGGTGCCTGTGGCGGTGCCTTCGACTACGGCGGGGCCGGTGGGGGTGAAGACCCTGATGACCGACGAGAACGGCCCGACCAGCTGGATCTTCTGGACGTACCGGGAGGTCGCCGCCATGTAGACCGGCTGAGCCGCCTCCGCCGACGGGCGGACCGCGATCACTACCGCCGAGTTGCGGGCGTTGGACACGTCGACGCCGACGAAGCCAGCGACGTCCTCCGAACCGGTGGTCGCCTGACGGAACGCGACCGCGCCCTGGACGGCGCCGGCCACGTCGCCCGACGCGGCGGTCTCGACGATGCCGGAGTAGTTGGTCGGAGGCGTGGCGACGGTGCCGGTGTATGAGCCGGTAGTCGAGACCTCACCCGAGCCGCAGACCGCGATCCACAGGGTGTCGTCGACCGCCCAACCAGCCGGGTTGAACGCCGCCGGGTCCGCAACGGCAGTGGTGCCGGAGGCGCGGCTGCCCGCCTCCGGGGGTGTGGTGGCGTGCGCCCCCGGAATCGACATCAGGATGAAACAGGCGTGGCCGGTGATCGTCCCCGCCTGGGTCACCGCGAACGTGCCGGTCTCCGCACCGGTCGACCACTTGTAGGCCATGCCGATCGGCTGGGTCCCGTTCGTCGCCGAATCGTGGAACTCGGTGAAGCCACCTGTCCAACCCGAGAAGGCGGCGTCGGTGCCGGTGGACGTGTTGTAGCCGATGCAGATGGCGATGATGAGGTCGCCGGCGGGCGAGGTCAGCCCCGACAGGTTGGGGAACGTGCGGGTGGCAGTCGTGTTCGCCTGGACCCCGGTGAGGACTTGGCCCGCCGCGACGGTCGGGGTTGTCGGAAACGCCACCGGCTCCTCCTCAACGGTGAACCGGCCCCAGACCCTCCCCCACAGCCGGACCAGCCAGGCCCAGACCGCGGTCACATAGGCGAATCAGGCGCGAGGGACGTTCACTCGTCCCACGTCAGATAGCACTCAACGATTTGTCCGGTGCCCACCGGCACCAGGCCGAGCCCGGAGGTGGCGCCGAGTTCGGCCTCGAGGCCGGTGTCACCGAAGGTCAGGATCACCGCGTTGCCGGCGCCGCCGCCGAGGATCGCCCGGTAGCCGGTGTCCTCCCCGATCGTGGCGTCCACCGTCCACAACCCGAACACCGTGGCCACCGCCGGCGGGGCATTGCGGCGATGCTTGCGCTCCACCTGACCGGCCCCGGCGGTACCGCCGGTGAAGTTCACCAGCCGGTACACGCAAGCCGTCGCAGTGGTGTTGAATAGCGCCACCTCACGCAACACCGGGGTGACTGTGGCGGTGGAGAGAATGCCCAGAATCGGGCGCAGCGCGACACCGGCACCCGCTGCGGTCATACCGGACGAATACCGCGCCATAGTGGTGTCCTAACCCAGTCGGAGGTTCGAGCGGTGAATGACCATCTGCGGGCCTTCCTCCAACGGCGACGCCGGCGCAGCCAGAACTTCGACGGCGGCGATGCCGTACCAGTCAGAGTTCACTTGCCATGTCAGAACAACCGACCCCCCGGCGGCGATGTCCGCCTGCGCGCCGTTGCCGGCCGCCGAGTTGACGTTGTCATTGCGAATCCACCGCGACGTGCCCGTGAACACGCTGTCGATCGCAAGGCCGTTCGCTAGCCCGCCGCCGACCATGTTCCCCGCCGTCGACCCGGTGAACGTGATCGTCGGGCCGGTGCCTGTACCGGTGGCCGACTGCTGCGTACCGAACGCAGTGGTGCCATCGGCGCCGGTGTAGGAAACCGACCCGGCCTCCATCGACTCCGCCGACCCGCCGGCCAGGGTCGCCTCGACCGTGTGCGCGCCGTCGGACACGCCCGGCAACCCGAACAGGGCGACGAACCCTGCCGTGCCACCGTTGGAGTGGATCGCCGCCCCCAGCGATGGTATGTCCGTGTTCGCCCCGGCCGGGTCCAACTTCACCGACACCGACCGGCCGGAGTCAACCGATGCGCCGACCACCACTGCAACAAGGAGAGCAACCCCCGACTCGACGTTCGTGTGAGTCCACGAAATGGTCGTCGCCGGGGACACGACAACCGCACCCGCGGACGACGGGCCTACCGCGTCGAAGGCGACAGCCATCAGACACCAGCAAGCGCGTAATCGTTGAGGATGAACGTGGTCGGCTCGCCGGTGTAGCCGATCTCGAAGCCGTAGTTGATCGCGTTGATGACCTGGGTATCCCGCAGCCACCCCCGCTGAACCGCCCACCGCAGCACCGATGCCAAGTCGACGCTGCCGCTGTTGGTGACGTCCTGGCGGATGAACCACATCGCGTTTTGCCCGTTGTAGTAGGCCGCGTAAGCCACACCGTCGATGGTCACCTGGACGCCGTCATAGACGCCGTACCAGTACTGCCAGTTCATCGTCCAGGTGTTCCAGACCATGACCTCGGTGCCGAAGTTGTCTAGCCACAGGTCGTAGGCGGCGTTCCACTGCTTGCTGTTGGGGACGACGGCACCACCGCCGGCAGGAGTGGTCACATCGAACGACGAGGGGATCGACGTCATGGTGTTCAACGGAACGCTGACAAGTTTCTGGGTGTCGGGGTAGGTCTTCACGCTGTCGTCGGTGCCGGTGCCGGGCTGGTCACTTTCCACGTACCAGCTGTTCCAGGCGCAGGCATAGATGGTTTGCGGCCCGGCCTCGGCCGTATTCCAGACCTCGTTGTTGACGATGTACCCGTTGTCGGCCCAGGAACCGTGGGGGTCCGACGACGTGAACAACGGGGTGGTGCATGTCTGCCCAGGCGGCGTCGGGGTCGGACTCGGGGTGGGCGTCGGCGTCACCGTCGGGGTAGCCGTGGGGCTCGGGCTCGGTGTCGGCGTGGCGTGCTGGTGCGCCCGGTAGTGGTCCCCCAACCGGTTGACTTCCGCCTCGAGCGCCGCCACCCGCTGCCGCAGACACCACGTCGTGTTGCTGGTGCACGGCGGGGTGTACCCGTCGGGGTAGGTGTCCGGGGACACGCTGGGTGTCTGCGCCGCGGCCACGGTGAGGCCGCCGACGAGCAGCAGCCCGGCAACCGCAGCGGCGATGGCCCGCCTCGTCATCAGGCGGCCACAACGCCGACGACGTCCAAATCCCCAATAGGGATCGTGAACTCGTCACCAGTGGTCACCGCGTTCGCAGTCACCGTTCCCGAGAATAGGAACGTCCCCGCCGTCGACGCCGTCCACAGCGACCAGTGGGTGTAGTCCTCCGACGTGTCCACCTCGCCAGTCGTCCAGGTGATCGCCGCCGTGTTGGTGATAGCCCCGCCGGACGCGGTGCCCATCGCCGCGGTCAGGTCCTTGCGGGTGGCGTTGCCGGCGACCGCGTTCGTGCCGGCCGCACCCGGATCGGCGGTGTGCAGCTGAATCCAGATGTTCGTCGGGGCGGTCGCCATCGCCGAGGCATTGAAAATCCACTCGAGGAAATCGTCGGCGATCGTTGCGGATGGTCCGAGGGCCATGGGGTTACTCCTTCTATGCCACGCCGTGCAGCGCCAGCGGCGCCAGCGACTTCTCGTCCGCCTCGGTGAGGATCACCGTTGCGTCTGCACCACCGCCGGCAGCCGTCCACGACACGGCGCCGATGGTCTCCGACCGCAGCCCGGCCGGGTTGGTCAGACTTCGCGCCGCCACCAGCCGGCACACCGACCGTGCCAGCTCCAGCAGCCGGTGCCCCGTCGGATAGCCATGGGTGTAGGTGGCGACCACGCCCTTCGCGTTCGCCGTCCACCGGCCGGCGTGCGTCAGGCGACCATTGCGGTACCAGACGTAGTCGGTGTCGTGGACGAGGGTGATCCCGTCCTCGACAACCGACGCCACCGCCGTCAGGTGCTTCGTCGGCAGCCACAGATCCCACTTCCCGGACCCGTCGACCACATCCCCGGTGACCGTCTCCTCGGTGATGTTCCAGCCGCAGTAGCCGCGAATGGCGGCACTGGCCGAGTCGACGTAGGCGGTGGCCTGGTCGGTGGGGTACGTGTCGTCGGCGATGCCCATCCAGACGATCAGCTCGGTCGTCGTGATGAACGGGGCCATGTGCGCCTACTCGGGCGTCTTGCGGGGCCGACCGGGGCCGCGCTTCTCGATGTCGTCGCCCTTGGTGACCACAGCCACAGCGAACCCGGCGTCGACTAGCTTCGCCGCCTCCCGATCCGGCAGTTCGACCTCGCCACCGGGCGCAGGCCAGGACACACCGTCGCGGGTGCCGGTGATCTGAATCTTCATCTTGATCTTCATGCGCGGCTGACTCCTCGGGGGGTTGGTCCTGGCGGGGAGGGCAGGGGGATCGCGGAGGCGCCCGACCTCCCCGCCAGGAGATCGGTCAGGTCCCGGCGTGGGTCAGGGACTTCAGCGCGTTCGCGTCGACCGACACCGAACCGTGACGCACCAGCGCTCGGAAGGTGACCAGGTCGGCGTTGAACGCGAAGTCGTCGCTGCGCTCGAAGCGGAAGCCGCCCGCGATACGGACGACCAGCGACGACCAGTCACCGAACAGGATCGACTCCACCGACACCGCCGCATCCGGCACGGCCGTGTCGATGAACACCGGCTTGCCGAGGATGGTGTCCGGCTGGCCGGCGACCACCGACGGCTGCCAGGCGTAGACGCCGTCGGCAGACTTGACCTTGCGGACCATCGCCGCGGTCGGGTCCGCCATTACCCACGAGCACGACGAACGGTTCCGGTATGGCGCGATCACCGAGTGGAACAGGGTGATCAGGTAGTCGAAGCCGCTGTTGGCCGTGCTCTGCGCGCCGAGACCGCCGGCCGTGCCGGCCGCCGTGGTGGCACCCGCCGACGCGGCTGCGAGAGCAGCCGTGATGGCAGCAGCACCGACTGCGTTGCCGAGCGCACGACCTGCGGAACGGGACAGATAGCCCTCCAGGTCCACCCCGGAGTCCTGCAGAAGTTCGGTGGACAGCTGGGTGACGTAGCCCTCCTTGACCACCGTCGAGTTGACCGACCCGAGGGTCGCGTCGGACTCGGAGATCGCCGTGGCCTCAGTCGTGGATCCGGCGACGCTGTGCGCGGTCGCCCGCGGCAGCTTGATCGTCTCGCCGGAGTCGGTCTCGAGCAGGTCGACACCAGCGGACAGGACGCCGGCCTCCTCGATCATGTACTCCCACAACCGCGCCCGGAACCCGGTGTCGATGACACCCGAAGACGAGGTCGTCAGGTCACGCTTCTCAGCTGCGATCTGCAGAGCAGTCTTGCCCTCGTTGGGGACCACGTACTGGCGAGGCCCCTTGCCCTGCATCCAGTCGCGGAGTTCGTCGACGCGTTCGCCGGTGCCGCGCTTGCCCTGCTCCACCGGCTTGCCAGACAGTCGAGCGAACTCGTCCTCGGCTTCCTTGCCGCGCTTCTCCTGAGCAAGGACACCGGCGATGCGCTCGTCGAGCTTCTTGATCTGCTCGTCGATCGCGGCCATCCGGCCGAGTTCCTCGCCGGTGAAATCGTTGCGGTCTTCCTCTGCGGCGGCCTCGATGACGGCGCGCTCCTCGTTGACGAGGTTTGCGCGCCGCTCCTGCAGCCGCTTTGCGATCTCGGACATGCCGAGTAGCCCCCTTTCAGGGCTGGGTGGGGTGGGTGGCTGCAGGGTGCGTGTCGCGCTGCCCTACGAGGGTGATGCGATGCGACGTCCAGGTGATGGTTGTCGACCTGTCATCAGGATTCGTCGAATGGGAGGTTACTGGGTCATGTGGTCGGCCAGGCGCGCCCGCGCCTCGACCAGCGACAGCTTCCTCTGCGTCGGCGGCCCGTCGGTGCGGACGAAGAACTTCCGCAGTTCGTTCTGCTGCGCCAGCGACCGAACCTCGTCGAGGTCGGCGTCCATGTGTTCGGCCAGCGACCGCAGCCCGGCGGTGGCGTCCGGGTAGGCGGGCATGTTCACCGGGGCCACGTCGATCAGTTGCACCGACAGCAACGTCCGCAGCGGGAAGTTCTGATCCGACAGCGTCCATTCGTCGCCGTCGGCCGATGCCACCCGGAATGCAAACGATGACTTCCGCACATCGCCGCGAGACACGAGTTCGACGATGTCGGAGCGCGCCGCCGGTGGCACCACCTCGTACACCAGGCCGGTGTCATCGACCCGCAGCGACAGTGTCCCTCCGGCGACCGTGCCGAGGAGCATGTTGTCGTCGTGGTTGTACCGGGCGAGCACATCCGGCCAGCCGTCTCCGCGGGACTTGTTGAATGCCGGCGGCGCCACCCGCTCGATGAATCCGCCCAGATTCTGGGACGGGGTGTTGAACTTGGCCGCATAGCCACCGATCTTCTGCGCATCTCCATCGGCCCGCAGTTCCACCGGCACCGGCGTGTAACGGCGCTCGAGTTCGTTCATCCTCGGTGCTCCTTCGTGGTGTCGCTGATCATCAGCGCACGACCCGCAACGGCTGGCCGTTTTCGTCCTGGTCCTCGCCGGTCGTCAACGCTGGTCGCACCGGGGCCGCGTGCAGCGGCGCGTACTCCTGGCCCTGACCGTTCGGCAGCGGCTCCAAGTCCTCAGCCGCACGCACCTCGTCCCGCGACTTCCAGCCGTCACTCAGCGCGATGTGGTGCGCCTCGTACCGGGTCTTCAGATCCGCCCGCACCGTCGCATCCGCGTTGAACTTCACGTACTGCCGCTCCGGCAACAGGGCCGAAAGTCCCGTCTCCAACCGCACTAGCCAGGGACGAAGATCCGCGATCCGGCGGATCTGCCGTAGCTCCTCGGTGTTGTACGTCAGCGAGTTCGCCGGCTCCCCAGCCAGCTCCTCCGGCGCGATCCCGTAGATGGCGGCGATCTGGTTCGCGGTCAGCTTCTGTGTTTCGACGAACTGTGCTTCTTCCGGCGGGATCGAGACGGCGTTGAAGTCCCAGTCCCTGCCATACACGATCGGCTCACGGGACCGGATCGCCGACACCAGCCGCGCCTTGATTGTCGCGGCATCGTCCGGGTCGACCTTCTGCTCCGAGTTCTTGAACGTCCCCGGTGGCACACCGCCGGCGTTGAACCATTCCGCGCCGTACTTCTGCGCCCCCAGACCGACGCCCAACGTCAGCGCATAGTGCTCGATCGGCGACAGGCCCAACGTCTTGCCCGGGACCTTCATCCACGGGATGTGAACCAGCCCCGACCGGTCCACGCGGCGCCCGTTCCAAAACCACTGCGGCCGGCCTGGCACCGAATCGTCGTCGACGGAAAACTCACGGCGCGGCCGCCACTGCACCACCGTCGGGAAGTCGAACCCGTCCCGGCTGGTAATCACCCCGATCGCGTTGCCATGTGCCGCGAGGGAGAACACCGCCTGCGACGTCCAGTCGACCAGCGTCCCCTCGTCGACCATGAACTGGAACAGCTGCGGCAGGCTCGACATCGGCTCCCGCTGATCGGGGCCGGCCCGCCGGTAGGACTTCAGCGGCAGCGTCGACACCCCGTCGCACAGGAACCGGAACGCCGCGAACACCGGCGCCAACGACAGGGCACGCTGCTCCGACGGCCGCTCGTACATCGACGGCCCCACGTTGAACGGGTACCAAGACACCGAGTCGATCGACCGCTGTTCCTCAGCGGGGCGGCGACGGAACGGATTCCACACGGCGCCTCCTCACCAGACCGACTCGAGCAGGTCATACGACGGGGCCTGCGCCGCCCGGTCGAACGCCATGATCGCGCACACCGCCAGGTCGATCCGCCGCGTCGAATGCTTGTGCTCCTTGTAGACGCGGGTGCCTCGGTTGTCGGTCCGCACCGTGGCGTTCTCCACGTGCCGCGCCAGCCGCGGATCGCCCGAATGGGTCACCCCGCCCTTCAGTACCGCCGCGTACAGGCCCTCGGTGGCGGGTGTCATCCGCTGCGGCGTCTGCGGATACTCCACCACCGGCAGGCCCTCGTCCTCCAGGATCTGCATCGACCGCGCCCACCGGAACGGGTCACAGGCGATCTCCCGCACCTGCCAACGCCGGCACGCCACCCGGATCGCATCCTCGACCTCGAGGATCGGTGCCCGCCAATCCAACGCACCCGGCGGCGGCTCCCACAGCCCGACCACGTCCAGGTGCGGCGTCTCGCCGACCTGACAGACCAGGACCGCGGTCGCATCCTTGGAGAACGACCCGTCGAGAGTCAGCACCACTTCGGCGCCGTCCTCGACCGCCCGCTCATCCGCGCAGGCATCCCACGCCCGCGGCGGCAGCCAGGCGTTCTCGAGCTCATCGACGAACTGGCACAGCCGAGCCCGGCGGAACGTCGACTCACGCGTCTTCGGCGGCATGAAAGCCGCAATACCGTCCGCAGTGAGGAAATCCCCCAGCGCTGGATTCGCCAACTCCCAGCAGTGCCGGCAGTCCACCGCGTGGTCCTCGAACCCGGCTGCGGAGAACTCCCGCCACACCATCGTCGGGTCCTCGGGGTGCTCGAACGCGTACTCGCGCATGTCGGCCAGCACCGACTCCGCCCACAACGGACCCGGAGTACCGATACCGATCACGACCGACTGGTCCCGCTTACCGGACGCCAGACCGATGACCTCGTAGACCTCGCGGTCGATCCGGCCGAATTCGTCCAGGATCGCCAGCGTCGGGTCCAAACCCTCAAGTCGCTTTGGAACCGCCGGCAAGATCTGGAATGTGGCATCACGCTCCGGCACCACCAGCTTGTCCTGGTACACCTGGATCCGCGAGTCGAGCTCCGGGTTCAGCTCCACCATCCGGCGGGCGATGTTGAAGCACAGCCCGGCCTGCCGCTCGTCGCAGGCGACGACCACGACCTGGGCACCCTCATCACCCAGCATTAGGTCGTAGAGCGCCAACGCGGCGACCGATGACGTCTTCCCCTGACCGCGGGGCAGCATCCAGCCCGCCATCCGCGGCATCGGCGTCGGGTCCAACACCGACCCGTACAGGTCCCGCTGCCAGTCCCGAAGCCGCAGCGGCTTCCGAGCGCCCTTGCCCTTCGGCACCAAGATGTGCCGCCGACAGAACGTCTCGAACCGGCGGACACCTGCGGAGCGACTGGTGAACGGCAGTGGAGTGGCTTCGGTCTGGGCCTTGGGGCCAGCCTTCATGCGACCCCCTCAGCGGAAAATCGGAGGAGTGTAATCGCCTCTCGGGG